ATTCACTGAAGCATTGTTTGAATCTTCTCCAGTGGAGAACTTCAATACGCAAGAGAGCAATCACCATTGATCAAGAGAATGACATTCGCAAGAGTGTCACTTCTGATCCTGTTTGCACCAAACATCTTTCTCGGAAAGTGTTTGGGGCTGTGGGAAGAATGAGGATCCCGAGGGTTAAGACTCGGAAACCAGTTCCTCTCCTACAGGTATTGCCTGGTAAACGCGCACACGTCCAACAAATCCCAAGAGATCTTGAACTCTTGATGGATGGAGACATGTATCATCGCAATTACACGGTAATCAACCAAGCAATTGGATCATCATGGAAGGGGCCTGATCTCAGTAACCCTACTCTCGAGGAGTATGAGTACTACCAACAGATGGGATTGATGAATCCCCATCATTGTGTTGGAGAGATCAACGTCACTTTAGAACCCGGTCTTAAAACACGGTATTTTGCGGCACCTAATGTGGTGCTACAGCGTGCGTTGGAGCCTCTCAAAGAAGCTCTAATACATCTGTTAAAACATATACCATGGGATTGTACCCTCGATCAGCGTAAGGCTGACCCAGCAATCCAGACTCAGTTGAGGAGAGGTAAAACAGTTTATTCTGTTGACCTTTCCGCTGCAACTGATCATTTTCCATGGTCCTTCCAGGAGACTGTTCTTAGAGCAGTCACCCATAGGAAGGGCTATACAAGGAAAATACGGGCACTTATGATTGACATATGTGAGACAGGTCAGTGGCGACCTCCCCTTCGGGGGAGGTCAATGAAGTGGTCAAAAGGACAGGCCTTAGGCCTTGGCCCTTCTTTCCCACTATTCACTATCTCACATGGGATCCTTCTCTATTTGCTGAACAATCAGCAATGGGACAGGCAATTCTATGTCTGTGGAGATGACGTTGTCATCTTCAATGAAGACCTCCACTCAAAATACCGAAAGGTGTTGAGTGAGTGGCAGATTCCCATTAGTGAGAGTAAAAGCTTTGCTTCCTCTCACTTTGCCCAGTTTACTGGTGTAAACTATACACGTAAGAAGTCATGGTGGCTTCCTAAGTGGAATGAGTTTACTCGTGAGAATCTGTTAGATGCCGCAGCCTGGTGGTATCCAGGCCTTACCAAAGGGATGAAAGACCACAAGCTAATCACTTGGGTTCTCTCTCTTCCTGAGCCTTACGGTTTGGGAAGAAACCCTTTGGGTGTCCCTCTTGATACACGTCTACCCCAATGGGTAGTGGACGCGGTCGAGAGAGAGAAGTCGGCTAGAGATGAGCGTTCCAAAGCTTCAAACTCTAGGGTGACCAGGAACCG